CCCCAGGTCACGGATCCGCCCCACAGGGATCTTGTCCACACCCCGCCACAACTGGTCACCGTCGGGCCACGCCTGGTACCCCTCGGCCATGGCCAACGCCTCGTTGAGCACGATCCGCGCTTCCCCACCGCACACGGGGCACTCCGGGGTCGCGACGGCACCGACGTGGTGGAGGGCGCAGGCGGGGCATGGGGCGTAGGCCATGGGTCTCCCGGTGGTGGTGTTCTGGTGTCCGCACCAGGATACACCAGGGGTCGTTACGGTCCTGTGTGTGACTCACTTTGCCTCCCGGCTCATGGCGGTTTCGAGGGTGTCGGCGATGTCGTAGTGCTTCCCGCGGTGGTCGGCGGGGCGGAGTCCGGTGAGGATGTCGCTGGCGCAGCAGGTGCACGTCCTGGCGTTCTGCTCGGGGTGGTCTTCGCAGGGGTTCCGTGGTGCGGCTGTTCCGGGTGGTGCCCAGTCGGCGAGGGCGTCCCAGACGAACGAGGGTACCCGTTTGTCGGAGTCGCGGGCGTACTTGCTGAGGGCTACGACGATGTCGCCGTAGGGGGCGGGGTGCGTGCGGTTCTCGTAGAGGGTTTTCTCAATGGCTTTGGGGTGCCAGTCTGCCGCACCGTGGCTGCGGGTTGCCCGGATGGTGTGGAGGATGGTGACGAGCGCGGTGGCTTGTGCCTGGGTGGTGATGGGCATTGTTCGCGGCTCCTTGCGGGTGGTTCTTCGTGGTGGGGTTGTTGTTGCTGTCGTCGCTCGCGTGCGCGGGTACCTGGGTGACGATGAGCAGCAGACGGATGCACATGATGGAGGGGGGTGGGGATGGCGTGTTCGCGTGTGGTCCGGTTCTTGGATTCGGGGTGCGTGCGGGTGGTGAGGTGCGGCTGGGAGGTGAGTGCGTTCTTTACTTCTTACTTCTAGCAACGAACGGGCATTGCCCAACGGATGCGAGTCGCATTGCGGTCGCATCCGTCTAGAAGGGCACTTCACCCTCCGGGTTGGGGGTCCAGGGGCCGGCGTTGAGCTGGGTTTCCTGGCAGTAGGGGCAGTCTGGGTCGGTGGTGTTCTTCTGGGTGTGCCACCGGGTGTGTGCGCCTTTCGCGGCCTTCCGGGAGATCACCTGGGCGGGTGTCTGGTGTTTGAGGTAGTCGTGGATCGCGTAGTCCTTCCCAGCTTTCACGAGCAGCCCGTTGTCCACGAGCTCCTTGAACGGTTTGGGGCCTTTCTGCTTGCACACTTGGACGGGGAGCACACCGTCGGTGCGTTGTTCTGCGGCGGTGGTGATGAGGGTGAGGTGCAGGACCTTCGCGGCGTCGGAGATCCGCACGATCTTCATGTTGCGGAAGTACGAGGTATCAAGCCTCACCCAGGGGCGTCGGTCACTGCTGGGCATGGGTGGTCCTCCTGGGGTCGGTATGGGTGTGGCCCCCGCACGGTGTCGCACGGGGGCCACGGGTAAGCCCACCCGTGTGGGTGGCCTAGGGGTGTTCGTGGTGGGGTCAGTGGGTCACAGCAGCCCCGGGGGTCGGGTGATCCCGTAGGCGGTGGCCATGGCGTTGATGGTGTCGCATGGCCAGTGCGCGGGATCACCCGCCCATTCCCAGTCGAAGCACTCGGTGCACTGGTCACTGTTCACGCCGGAGAATGCGTGGAGGTCGAGGACCGCCACGGCCCCCGGGTCGGCGCGTTCTCGGATCCGCTCGGTGAACGCGGTGGCGGTGGCTGCACGGTCCCTCGACCGCCGCCGCAAGTGCTCCTTGTACTGGTCGATGTTCACGCTCCCTCCTCGGTGCCGAGTGCGGCGTCCAGGGCGGTGCGGGCGGTGCGGCGGTAGTTCTCGCGGATGCCTTCGGGCAGGTTGTCCCACTGGGTGTATTCGCCGGTGATGGCCTCGTCACCCCGCAACACGGCTCGCGCCGCCCGTTCCATCATGTCCTCCCGGGTCCGCCCGTCCGTGGTGTCCCCGTACCGCCAGGACACGATGGACTCGAAGTGCCGGAGACGCTGGACTTCCGCGAGCAGGGCGGGAATGTCCTCCCGGGCGTTGGCGATGAACACGGCGTCGTTCAGCTTGTCGATCACTGCCGCGACGACCTCGCCTCGGTCCCCGTCGCTGTACTCCCCGGCGTCGAAGACCTCGTGTGCCCCATCGCCGTAGCACCCCCACGGGCCGCTGGTTGCCCCATCCACCCGCTCCCGGATCGCGTCGAGTCGTTCCTGGGTCATGGGTTCGTGCTTCATGCTTCCTCCTGCTCGTAGGGGTTGGGGTCGCCGGGGTGGCCCTCGCCAGTCTCGATGTGACGGCGGGTCAGCCACTCGGACGTCTTACCCTCCCGCCAGGCGCGGGCCATATCGGCCAGGGTGTACGTGCGTTCGGTCATGCCGTGGCCTTCCTCCTGTGCATGGCGGCTGCGTAAAGGGCGGTCCCGTCGTCGGGCCGCATAATGTCCACCCAGCCGCATGTGCAGTAGCCGTATTGCCCGTCTCGGCAGAGAACGATGCGCGTCCTGTGCTCGGTCATGCTGTGGCCTCCTGCCACTGGTCCAGTGCCAGGTAGGCGAGCCTCGCACCAAGGACGGTGAGCAACGCGCTCTCCATGCGCTGCCACTCGTCCATCCGCGCAATCTCGTAGGCGGGCGGGTCGTCCACGTTGTCGGGGTCGAAGGGGCGGGTGCGCTGGTGCTGGGAGAGCTGTTGCAGCAGCATCTGCACCAGGTTGTCGGTCTTCACCGCTGTCAGGGTCTCGTGCTCGGTCATCTCAATCTCGCTTTCGTCTGGCACCCACCCGTGGGCGGGTGTTCGGGTGGCAGCCCACCGGGCCGCCACATGGGCTAGGAGGGTGGGTAGGGTCATGGTGTGGTGTCCCTGCGGTTGCTGAGCCTGCGGAGGCGTGCCAGTTGCCGCTCGAAGCGTTCCTGCAGGCGCTCCCGCCGCTCCGCTTCACGGATCTCGGAGATCAGCAGGTAGCTCGTCCCGTCCTCGTTGCGGTGGATCAGGGGATGCTCCGTCATGGTTGTCCTCGTTTCGGGTTGGGGTGGCAGTCCCACCAGTGGTTCGGGGTTCCGTGCTTCTCGGTCTCGTGGGCGGCGAGCACGCCGGGGAGGGCGGCCAGGGCTATCAAGGTCAGCATCGGTTCTCCGTTCATGCGCTGAGCGCGTCGAAAAGGGTGGGCATGGTCACGTCGCGCTCGGCGGCTTCGAGGTACTTCACGGCGTCCAGGAAGTATCCGGTGTTCAGCTCCACCGTGCGACCGCGGCGCCCCTGCAGCAGGGCCTGCCGTGCGACCGTGCCCAGGCCCCCGAACGGGTCGAACACCAGGTCACCCTCGTTCGAGTACCGGGTGATCAGCCGGTCCACAATGTCCAGCTGCAGGGGGCACACGTGCATCTGCAGGTTCCGGGCCTTCTGGTCCCCGTTCAGGGTCCGCATCCGGTTCACGTCATGCCACACCTCCGGGTGCCAGGACCCGGGGGCGAGGGACATGAACGTGGCAGGCAGAGCCCCACGGCCGTGCAATTTCTCCCCGATGCTCACGTGGGAGTCGAAGTCGTACACCTGCTCCAACGTCTGCTGCGTGAACACCCGGGACCGCTGCTCCACGGGCAGGGCCGCAAGTTCGTCCGGGGTGAGGTTCCGGTTGCCGCTGGAACGCCAGAACGCGTGCGCGTCCACCTGCCAGCGGGCCAGCGAGTAGTCGTCCTTGGACTTCGACACTGGGGTGTCCGCGTACCCGCGGGTGCGGTCGGTCTGGGGCTTGTGGAACAGCAGGATGTACTCAGGGGACCCCACACCCATCTTCGTGCCGTCCTTGCACATCTCGGTGTACCCGAGTCGGTACGTCTGGTTGTTCTCCCGCACCACGTCCGTTACGACGGTGATCATGCCCATGTAGTCGAAGCCGTGCTTCGTGGCGTGCATGATCGCTTCAGCGTGGAACGGGGACGAGGTGGGGATACCGGCGCCGGTGACGTTGCCGAAGTTGATGCGGTCCTTCACATGGCAGGCGTAGATCCTGCCCGGCTGCAACACCCGCAGCAGTTCGGGGGTGAGGTAGTCCATCTGCCCCCAGAAGTGGTCGTTGTTGTCGGTGTGCCCGAAGTCGTTGTAGTTCGGGGTGTACTCGTAGTGGTTCGCGAACGGGATGGACGTGACGATCAGCCCCACGGAGTTCTCGTCCATGAGTCGGGCTTCCTGCACACAGTCGTTGTTCGCGGCGAACCACCCGTCGCCTTCGGCGGTGATGCGGTCCACCCCCATCCCACGGGTGAGGGCGGCGTTGATGTCGGTCTGGTTCAGTCCGTGTTCACGGATTACGTCGGTCATGGTGCGGGTCAGCTCCTCGTGTTTCTGCCACTTCTCCCGAACCCGGTCGAGCATCGCGGTCTCGGATTCGGCGTGGATGATGTGCGCGGTACAAGGTCGGGTTTGCCCGAACCTCTGGATGCGGTGGATGGACTGGATCAGGTCGTTGAACTTGTCGGTGATGCCCACGTAGATAGACACGTTGCACTGCTGCAGGTTCAGGCCCTGCCCGAGCATCACGGGTTTGCCGATCAGCGCCCGGGTCTCGCGGTTCTTCCACGCCTGGATGCGACGTTCGGTTTCTTCCACGGGCAGCGCCCCGTACACGGACGAGAACGTGATGCCTTCCGCGGTGAGGGCGCGTTCGAGGGCGTCCTGCTCGGCGTTGAGGTCGCACCACAGGATCATCTGGTCACCGTCAGGAACGTGGGTGGCGATCTCCACCGCCCGGGCGACACGCTGCGGGAGGGTCTCGCGTTTCTCCCGGGACTGTTCCGGCAGGGACAGGTTCCCGCCGCGGAACAGGTGAGCTTGCCCGTCACGTTCCACAGTCGCTTTCCCGTGGTCCACACCCACCTCGTGCCACTGCACGTCCAGGGGTGGCAGGTCGTAGCCGGTGGCGTCGTGGCCAAGGTCCGCCGGTGACTGCAGGAAGATCGCCCACGTGTTCAACCACAACCAGAACTCGCGTTCCTTATGCGGGTACAGGGTGAGGTTGTTGGCCTGCTTCGAGTCCCGTTGGAAGAACCGGGTGAGCGCCTGGCCGGTGTCCATGACCCCCAGGAACCCGGCGTAATGGATCAGCTCCTTGTACCGGTTCGGGGAGGGCGTGGCGGTGGCCACGAACCGGTAGGGGACCTTCTCGAACAGGGTGAGGAACGTCTGGTAGGTCTTGGACCCGAACGAGCGCAGCACGGAGGCTTCGTCAAGGGACACGGCCGTGAACTCGTTGGGGTCCACCTTCCCATCACGCACGGTCTCGTAGTTGGTGATGTACAGGCCCTCACCGGTGGTCTCGTTGATGCTGCGGATGAACTGGATGCTGGTGTCGAGCATCTGCGCGTCGTGCACGAACTCTTGCCGCACCCCGAGCGGGCAGATGATCAGGCCCATCCCGCCGTGTTCCGCGAGGGTGTGCTTCAGGGTCTCGAGCTGCATCACGGACTTCCCGAGGCCGAACGCAGCGAAGATCGCCCGGCGCCCGCCCTGCACCGCCCACCGCACGATGTCGCGCTGGTGGGGCTTCAGGATCGGGTGGATGTCCTCGGGGTTGATGTGGTGCCCGTAGGTCTTGTCGAAGTTCACCTTCTGCTCGATGAACTCCCGGTAGGTGGTGGTGGGCATGGGGTCTCCTTTGGCATGGGAAAGCCCCCGGTCGCTCACGCGGGCCGGGGGCCATGTGTGTGGGTCAGGGGTCAGGTACTGTCCCCGAGTTCGGTGATGGTGATCCACGCCCCGGGCGGGGTGTCGTCGGTTGCCCAGCGTTTCCAGGCGTCCCAGTGGACGATGCGGGCGTCATCCCGGATCACACCGGAGGCGGTGAGCGAGTCCCCGACGGACCGGGAGAGCTTGTCAGCGTCGGGCGGGCCCGCCGGGTACGTCTTGAACTTCGTGGTCCGCGGTTTCGCGAGGTACACGGTCAGGGCGACGGCCACGGGCCCGTCAATCGGTGGGCGCCCCTGGTGCGCGGTACGGGCCGCGTTCGCGACGGCGGTGCGCCAGGCGGGGAGGTCCTTCGACATCTCCACCATCACGCCCCGCCCCACGTGCCTCTTGGAGCCCTGCGCCGCGGCCTTCCCCGGCACGAAGAAAGACAGGTCACTCATCGGCCTGTGCTCCCGAACCCGCCGGTGCCGCGTTCGGTGTTGTCGAGGCGGTCCACGACGGTGACCTCGGGGCGAGCCACGGGGACGATCAGCAGCTGCGCGATCCGGTCCCCACGGTGAACCTGGTACGGGAACACGCTGGTCGTGGTGAGCCGCACCATCACCTCACCCCGGTACCCGGCATCCACCACCCCGGGGGCGTTGGCGACCGTCACCCCGTACTCGGAGAGCCCGGAGCGGGGGCAGATCAGCCCCACGTGCCCGTCCGGGACGGCGACAGCGACCCCGGTGGGGATCAGCACGGTCTCCCGGGTGACCTCGGCGGGTTCCGTGGCGTACAGGTCCAGGCCAGCGTCACCGGGGTGCGCGTAGGACGGGGCGGGCAGGTCAAAGTCGAGTTGTTGCAGGTCCATGTGTGTCTCCTCAGATGAAAGAACCCCCGGTGGGTACCGGGGGTCAGGTGTCGATTCCGCGGGCACGGCGTGCAGCCATGTACCCGCCGAGCTTCGGTGGTGGCGGTTCGGGCCAGCGGGCGTAGATCTCCACATCCCCGTCCACGGTCTTGCGGGACACGGACTCGCACCCGCGGCGCCGCCACGCTTGGACGTGGTGCCCGTTGTTCTTCACCACAGCGACCACAGCCCACTCACCAGGCCGGGACTGCAGCTGCTCCAAGATCAGGTCCGTGTGACCCGTGGACCGTTTGGGTGGGGGCGGGGCGCCCCACCGGATCACCCCGGTCACGCCGCGTTCCTCCGTTTCCTCGCGTTCAGCCACCTGTCCAGGGCCGGGTCACGGCGGCGCGCTTCGGCACTGACTTGCCCGGTGTAGTCGCGGCGCGCCCATTCCCGGCGGGACCGTTCCCGACGTGCGTAGGCGAGACGGGCGCGCATCGTCTCCGACATGGTGGGAACCTCCACGGCGGCGACACCGCGGGCCGCAAGCCCCTGCACCCTGCCCAGGTGCTGCACCGTCTCCACCGCCTCACCCCGGGTACAGCACAGGCCAGCGACCTGCCCGGACGGGGCCAGCAACTCCCACAGCCCGCACGGGGTGCGGCGCACCTTCCAACTCACGTGTCCTCCCCAGACATGAAAGAACCCCGCACAAGGCGGGGTCCGGTCTCGTATTCGGTGGCGACCCGGGTGTCCAGGTCATGGAGTAGTTCGGTCAGCTCCGGGCGGGTGGCGCCGTAGAGCACCCGCTGGTGCTCCAACTCCCAGTAGGTCGCGTGGCCGCTGTCGATCAGCGCGGCCACCGCCTTCACCAGGGCTTGCCGTTGGTGCTCACGCATCGGCGACACGGGTGCAGGGCACGTCGATCTCGAAGGCGGCGTCAACGGGGAACGAGTACCCGCTGGGTGTGGTCTTACGCCACCGTGTCTTGTTCCAGTCCAGGACGTTCTTGTAGCAGTCCCGCCAGCGGTAGGCCCGCAGCGCCTCATCGTCCTCGGGCCACACCTCGATCCGCTCCGGCACCTCAGGGGTCTCGGGGACCGTCCAGGACGGGGTTGCGTCGATCACAGCCACCGAACCCATCTCGCATAGATCGGTCCAGGCGTACCTTTTCCCATCAAGCCTGGCCTTCCAAGATCGTCGCCCCCCATGGCTAAGCAGAAACTCATATCCGCCCGCCACGACCCGCGCCCCGAACGCGGTGGGTTCCTCGGGCTGGGGTTCGGTCAGGACCGTGACCTCTGCGTCCCCCGGGATGTGCACCGCACCGCCCTCGGACGTGCGGAGGTTTACGCCGTCCCGTGGTGACCCAGCATCCACCACCTCGCCCGTGCAACGTCTTGTGATCCCCAGAGAAGTCCACTGGACCTCCATGCCGGGGCGGACCTCACTGACCTTGATGGTGCGTGTCATGATGCGTTCTCCTGCTCCTGCTCCTGTTTCTCGGCCACGTCCTCCTGGTAGCGCTTCACGGCTGCATCCCATGAGTAGCCCGGGTCATCAACGGTGATCACGGGCTTGCAGCGGTTCGATTCGGCGGCCTTCACCATGTCCGCCAAACGCTGGATGACGGCCACCTCGGCCTCGGTGAGTTCCATCGGCACGGTGGTGTAGTCGTCGCACCCCAGAACCTCGATGATGTGCCTCGTCACGATGTCTCCTTCTCGATGAGTCCGGTCAGGTGCCGGATCTCCTTGATGTCCTTCTGGTATCTGGTCCACGAGTCCAGCTCGCGGTCCACGCCGGCCTGCCGGTGCCGCCAGTTGTTGCTGGCCACACTCGGCCCGGTGCGGACGCCGCGTTCGTTGATCGGGTGTGCCCGCTCGTACGCGTCCACACGGTCACGGGCCTCACGTAGCCGGCGTTCCCGGGACAACCGGATGCGTGCCTTGCGAACCTCCAAGGATTCCTTGGGTGTTCGCTTCACGGGGGCCGGTGGCGGGATCGAGGCCACGGCAAGCTCGTGGGCTTCCTCCAACACCTCCACCGCCGCCTCATACATGCGGATCACCTCCGGCTTGAACCGGGAATCACCCGGGCCAACGAAGTCCCGCACCGCGTAGAACTTCTCCCGCGCCGCCTCCAGGCGTTGCGCGAGATCCTCTGCTGCATTCACATCTATTTCCTTCCAGGCACGAGTGAGCCCCCGCAACCGTGGTCACGGGGGCTCACTTCATACGGCGGGTGTCGATCAGAACGGGGGAGTGTTGTCGTCCTGCTCCCACGCCGGGGCCTGCGACGGGCCACCAAAGCCCTGCTGCCCACCACCGAACCCGCCCGAAGGTGCCTGCCCGAAGCCCTGCCCGCTGTTACGGGACTGCCCACCACCACGACCGACACGATTCACGGTCGCCGTAGCGAACTGCAAAGACGGGCCGATAGCGTCCACCTCCAACTCCATCGAGGTGCGCTTCTCCCCCTCCTTCGTCTCATACGACCGGGACTTGAGCCGCCCCTGCACGATCACCTGCATACCCTTCGTGAGCGACTCGGCCACGTTCTCCCCGAGCTGCTTCCACGCCGCGCACCGCAGGAACAGGGCCTCCCCGTCCACCCACTCGTTACGCTGCTTGTCGAACGTGCGGGGCGTCGACGCCACGGTGAAGTTCGCCACCGCGGCGCCCGCCGGGGTGAACCTCAGCTCCGGGTCCGCCACCAGATTGCCGACCACCGTCAGCACCGTCTCGTTCGCCACGATCAGGCCACCTCTCCGTCTTCGATGACGATCCCGCGTTCACCCGAGTCGTCCACCATCTCGATCCACACCTGGAAGTCGTGCTCACGAGCCATGGACTCGATCAACGCCAGGTTGTCCGAGTCCAGCAGCGACCCGTCCGCGATCCGGATCACCCGCAACGACGGGTTCAGGGCGATCGCCATGGCCAACGACACCCGCAACTGCTCCGCGGACGACGCCTGCTTGAACGGCACACCCTGGTAGGACACGCCGCCGTCCTCGAACCCGAGCCCCGGGATCGGGAACCGCGCAGCCGCCAGACCCTCCGCCTTCGTCTTGTCGATCCGGGCGAGCTCGAACGTCAGCTTCTCCGCGTCATGCTGGGCGCCTTCCAGCCGGTCGCGGGCCTCCTCGTAGGCCTTGAACTCGCGGGCCTGCGCGTTGATCTGCTCCGCGTTGTCGATCTGCCCCTGGATCCTGTCCAGGTGCAGGTCACGGTGACCGCTGATCGTGTTCGCCAGCTCGTCCCGCGTGGCCCGCAGTTCGGCCAGCCGCTGTTCGAGCTCGCCGATCTGCTCTGCGACCTCGTCGGCGCGCCGCAGGTCCGCTTCCTGCTTCTCGGCCACGGCCTGCTCGGCCCGGTACTCGGTGAGCAGATCCGCCACGCTCACCGGCTCCACCTTCTCGGTCACCGTGAACCCCTTCACGCGGGCCTCAGCGTCCTTGACCTGCCGGTTCACCTCCGTGCGCCGCTCGAACACCGCCTTGCGCTGCGCGTCCAACTCCGCCGGGTCGAACGGCAACTCCACCAGGTCCAGCAGGGTCGCCAACTGCTCCCGGTCGGAGAGCTGCGTGAAAGCCAGCGGGTCCAGCGACAGCTTCCCCAGCAGGTCATCCAGGCGCGCCTGCGCCTTCGGGTACGTCGCCCCGTCCGGGCTGGTGACCTTCAACGTGGACCCCGACGGCGTGAACCGGCGGGTCACCACCAGGTCCTCGGTTTCCAGGACGATCTCCGCCCGGTCCTCCCCGTCACGGATCGGCTTCGGGGTGGTCTTCGCGTTCACCCCGCCCAGCGCGGCAGTGATCGAGTCCAGCACAGAGGACTTCCCCTGCCCGTTCTTCCCGGCCACGATCACCAGGTTCCCGTCCTTGTCCGGGGTGATCTCCACGGCCTTGAGCCGCTTGTAGTTTGTCGACTGCAGCCGAATGATCTTGCTCATGTTCCCTGTCCTTCCAACGACTGTGGCCCCGGCGATCTGCCGGGGCCACCATGTGTCCTGCTACTTCTGTTCTTCCCAGTACGCGACCACACGCCGCGCACCGGCACGCCGGAGCTTCCTGGTCAGGTTCACTGCCGCCGCCGCAGCGTCCGCCGGGTGATCCACCACCCTGGTGCCCGTGAACCGGGCACCCCAGAACCACCATCGGCGGCCCGTCACCGTCACCCGCCACGTGCTCACGCCGCGTCCTCCGGCTCCTCCAACGCCGCGGGCTGACCCGTCGCCAAGGACTGCAGGTAGTCCGTGAACGCCGCGCACTCGTCACGGGTCAACGCCGCCATGGACGGCAGGTCACGGGTGATGCCCTGATCCGCCGCCCAACGGCGCATCTCCTCACCCTTGTCCGCCTTCTCCTCGATCCCCAGTTCGCTCATGAGTTGCCCCGCCTGCACCCACTGGGCACGATCCGACATTACCGGGGCATCCCCCGCCTCCGCAGGCTCGTCGTCTTCCTCCGGCTCCGGGGTGGGGGTCTCCGGGAGATCCGGCACCGACGGCTCCGGAGCCTTCGCCCGCGCCTTCCGCTTCACCGTGCGCTTCTCCACCGTGGGCGCCGCACCCGACTGCGAGGGTTCCACCGCCGGCGCGTCGTTCAGCTCGATCTCCTCCACCGACGTTGCCGCCATGCCCGAGAGCACGTCAGCGAACATCGTGCGGCACGCCTCCGTCTGCGCCTTCGCCGTGAGCATCGCGATGGGGTCCTTGCCGTACAGCGCGTTCGACGTGTACCCAGCCTTCTGCGCACGCGCCATGGTCCACTCGAACGTCTGCCAGTTCTGCGACCCCTTCCGACGCGCACGCACCGTCACCGCCTGCTCCGTCGCCGCGGTCCGCTCGATCTCGTGACCGTGCGACAGCACCAGGGCCACCATGGCCCTCGCGTACATGGCCGGGCGGCCCTGCACCACGAAGATGTTCGCCAGCGAGTTCATCGGCGACAGCCCCAGTTCGCGGCCCGTGAGGATCGCCGCGGCCGTGGCCTCCACCGAGCCCCGCAGCCCCTTGGGCACGAACTCCGTGGAGCACAGCACACCGGCGATCCGGCCGGCCGCGTCCAATTCCTGCGACCACTCGAGCAGGCTCATCGTCGTCTCCGACAACTCCACCTGCCCGCCCTGGTTGTGCTGCCCGAACGGGGACATTGCCCCCTGGTTGGTCTGAGCGAGTTCAGTCATTGTTCCTGTCCTTGTCTATGAGTCAGGCCGCCACGGGGGCGGCCTGGTTGGGGTGGGGGA